TGCTTGCCTTCGCTCACGGCTCCGGCGGTAATGGCAAAGGGACGTTCCTCGGAGCGATAGGCAATATCCTTGGCGATTATGCCACCGTGGCCAGTGCGGACGTGTTCCTCGCGTCGAACAATCAGCGTCACCCTACAGAGTTGGCGTCGTTGATGGGCGCGAGGCTTGTGCACGCGCAGGAGATTGACCCGTCGCGCAGGTGGGATGAAGCCAAGGTCAAGGCGCTGACTGGCGGGGATAAAATCAGTGCGCGTTTCATGCGGCAGGATTTGTTTGAGTTCAATCCGCAGTTCACGTTGATTATCGCGGGCAATACGAAGCCAGAGATTACTAACGTGGACGATGCTATGCGTCGGCGTATGCACCTCATCCCGTTTGAGACCAAGCCAGTCCGCAAGGACATGGACTTGCCGGACAAGCTGAAGGAAGAATATCCAGCCATCTTGGCGTGGGTTATCGAAGGCGCGAAGGCTTGGCTGGAGCAGGGTCTCAACCCACCGCAGGCAGTAATCCAAGCTACCGATGAGTATCTCGCAGGAGAAGATGCATTGGCCCGCTGGATCAGTGAGCGCTGCGTGGCTGGGGCTGACAATGAGATGACTACCAATGAGGCGTTCAATGATTTCCGTGACTGGTGCAAGGATAACAACGAGGGCAAGGGGAAGGACTGGTCGCAGCGTAAGTTCAACGGAGAGATGACGACGCATGGCTATGAACCCGCAAGGGACCGGGCGACACGAACGAAGCGTGTGTTCCGTGGCCTTGAACTTCTCATAGGCGATGAAGACTATATGGTCATCAACGCCATGATTGATGAGCAGTCGGACGATTTCTTCGGCGTTCAGATTAACTTCAAAGCAGGTGATGGAGACGAGTGATGTATGGGAATGATTTTATGAAATACAAAGAGGTGAGGGACGCGCTCAATGCCGAGGTGGTCAGTGACGAGATAGTCGATGTGGTCAATAGCCCACCGCACTATAAGACCGGAGGCATCGAGGCCATCGAAGGGATCGAAGCGTCGATGGGTCCGGAGGCATATGCTGGCTACCTCAAGGGCAATATCATGAAATATATGTGGCGCTATGAGAGGAAGGGGAAGCCGATTGAGGACTTGAAAAAGGCCCGATGGTATCTTGACCGGCTCATAGGTTTACGTGAAGGTGAGGGGGCATAGCGCCCCCTCTTTTTTATAGGCTGCCCGGAGCGGCGTAGCCTGTTAGGTCTTTGAACGCGGCCTCTGCTTCGGCTTTTGTCTCAAAGCGGCCTAGGAAAACGCGTTCGCCCTTGACGATAGCGTTAGCCTCGAACCTTGATACACCCATCTTATTAAAATCGACACGGCCAACGCCATGCGCAGGGACTTGGTTGGTGCTGCGGGGCACAGGCTTGCGTGTGATTGGCTCACGGTTACGGAGCGGAACCCGCACCTCTAAATTGCTCCAGCGGTTATCCAGTTTGTCACCGTTGACATGGCGGATAGGGTGCTGTGGCCATTCGCCTGTCATCATGTTCCATATGATCCGATGGGCCAAGGTGTAGGAGCCATTGAACTTTACGTTGTAGCCCGTTGCTATGGCCGTGCCCGCTGGGCGTCCGGCGGGAAGTGATCCTCTTGGCTCACGGTAGGTCAGTGCTCCGGTGTCGGGGTCGTAGTTGAATGTCTTGGTTATCAATTCAAGGGTTGCCATAGGTATTTATCCTTTCAGGCCGGGTTGGGCCGGGTTTAAATAATCCGTGCACGGTTTGGTGTGGACGGAAACCCGCAGAAAACAGCCATCGGTGCATGGTTGGGCCGGAAGTGCCGACCTTTTCCACCCATGAGCCCTTATACACGGGGTGTTTGTATATGTAATATGTATATACGAATTAGTAAATACCCAAAATGTATAGGGCGTTCTTGAAAAAACCATGCACTTCTGGCCCAACCATGCACGGATTGCAGAAAACAGCCATTTTTAAGAGAGCCAAACCGTGCACGGATTTTTGCAAACCCGGCCCGAAGGGGTCAAACCATGCACGGATGGGAGTTTTACGTTAGTCGTCGTCAAACACACCCGGCAAGTCGTCCGCATCGAGGTTATGAGAGCCGACTTGCTTAGGTGGCGTGATGTCGATGGTGACTTCTTGGTCTATTGCTTCATGTGGATTTGATGACGCCAAGTTTAGCTGGCGCAGTGCATCAAGATGAAGTTGGTTCACGTTGACTTGGACCGCTGCGGTCGGCTTGGCTTGGAACTTCTCTGGAGCAGCAACACCAGCCAGCCATTTGCGCGTCTCGATCTTGAGCCTGTCGGCATTAGCCGAGACGTTATCCGAAGCGTCGGCAATATCGAGGCACTCATCCGCCCATTGATCAGCCGCGATTGTCCGAGCCTGCTTGAACCGCTCCTCTCTATCTGGGTCTTTGCGTATCCAGTGGTAGAGGGATAGGTTGCTGATGTTAAGTTCACGGGCGAGGCCAGCCATCGTCATGCCGGAAGCAATCTTCTCCAGCAAAACAGTCTCGCCAACCTTGTCTAAGTTTGACGCAATGGTGCGTCGTTTAATATGTCCGGCCATCGTCTATTTCCTTTTCATGCTGAATAACAAGCCGCGTTAAGTATACCGCCAAGACCAGCGCCGTGGCAAATGCGGTAAATGCGAAGGCGATTTGCCAGCCGCTGCCCCATAGATAGAAGGGCAACGCCACCAATGCCGCCACAAACGCTCCCGGAGCCAACATGAGAGCGAAAACGTATGGCCCGCCTATCAGACACCAGACTAGCGTTCTCATCGCCCTACGCCCCTTAGAAACGTCTCTAAGAGGATAGAGACTGGAGCGGGCACTGAACGCCCGCCTTGCTCATAGTATCTTATCGACCGTTCGGACAGCCCAATCTTGCGGGCGAGATGCCCTTGCGTCATGTTTAGCTTCTCGCGTGTTGCTTTAAACTCATCACTTGTCATTTGCTTTGATCCTTTATTGCGCGAACAATCTCCGCAGCTCTCTTTGACGTTATGATTTGATAGGTATGCCACTGACCGTCACGCCATAAAAGGTTTCCGCTTGTCTTGGCGTCATCCTCTAACGCCTTGGCTGCGGCTTCGATGCCAGCGTTATAACCTGACTTCCATTCGGCTGCGGGGTCTGTCATGTCTCGTCCTTCAACGCTTTCTCCGCATCCTCGATCAATTCGATTGGCGGGTAACGTAGATAGCAGACATGCTCGTCCGTTATCACGCCAAGAAACTCCAGATACTCCATCAGGCGGTAGGCCAAGGTGGCGCTTGCGCGTTCGGTGTATCTATCAAATGGTTCGTCATCGTTGTCGTTCATTTGCTTGGCTCCTGCTCTCTGAGGCGCTTGGCTTCTGCGAAGGTGAGGCCCTCTGAGTTACGCAATGGCCAAGCGTTGTCGGACGATACGCGGCCTTTGCGGCCTAATGGCGCAGCTTGTGGTCTAATCATGATTACTTCCTCTTGTGATCGTTGCGGCTTGCGAACGCTAAACCAGCCAACATGCTGATAATCCATATCAACGCGAATGCGTTGAACGATAGATATTGTGATAAATCAAAAGTCATTGTCGTTCCCTCTTGTTTTGTAGGGGCCGAAGCCCCTGTTGGTTAAGCTGTGATATTCTCGATATTGGCAACGCAGTCTTTCCAATACGCCACCGTATCGCGTGGGTCTTGGTCGGCATTGCGCTCGGCAATGATAAAGGCTTCGACGGAGCGGTTGCCGTCCAGTCGGCCCCACGTATAGCCATCCGCCAACCAGACGATGGCCTTACCCAACTCGTCCCACTCAATCTCAGGGTCGATGCGCGGGTCTTTGGCGGCGGCTGCGCGGATGTATTTTGCTGTCAGATATGTCATGTCGATGTCCCTCTTTCGTTGTTTATGGGGTGAAAATCCCAGGAGTTAGCTGGATTTTTTCACGTTCTGTGGGCTGTAGAAACCTTCTCCACGAATGTCGCTGTCAACCTTAACTCTTTTTGCGGTAACCTTTGTCACCACACCAGAGGTCCAGCAATCGGCATCTTGCCAGCTATTGCGAACCCAAACTTTCTCTCCGATCTCATAAGACATGGTGTATCTCCGTTGTTGATGAATAATGGATAGGAACAATGTGCCGGTCAGTCAATCATCAATCGCAACTCAAATGATAACAAATGTAAACAAT